CGCCAGATTTACCGACGCGGGGCCCGGGGTCATTATCGGCCTGACCGCTAAAGGCAAAGCCCGACACGACGCTAGCGGCTTTGTGGTCCCATCTGAAATACTGAATTGATGCGGAGTCTTATCCTTTCTTCCGCAATTGATCCGGTCCTTACCTCTTCTAGAGGTAAGGTACAGGGCCTTTTTTTAAGATTAGGTTCACAAGCGCACAAGGGAGGGTGGGCCCGCAAGCGCACAAGCAGTTTAGAATGATTCTAGGTCGCATCTCACCACTACATCTTGTGTCAAGAACTTTATTTACTTATCCACAGAAAAGATTTCTGGACTTTGGACCATTAGTATGGGATAAAGTGATAACAATTAACAAAAGGATAACATATGACAACAGCAAAAGAATACGTAGAAAAATATACAGAGCTTGGCAACAAACACAAAGCTCTAGAAGCGAAGTACAAGAACCTGCGCGCCTGCGTCTCTGGGATGACCCAGCAGCTGCGCGCGCTGGAAGGCCCGTGGGACGAGGAGCAGGAATGCACCACCAGCTGGCCACAGGTGCCGAGCTTCGGCATCTATATGCAGCTGCTGCAGGCCCTGATGGGCGCGGCGCCGCCGGAGTTTGTGTCAGAAGAGCTGGCGCAAGAATCTCGCAAAAAGAAGTTCAAGGTTCTGGACTAATCAACCGGGGCCTTCGGGCCCCTGCCATCTGGGATCAGGGGTCAAGTCTCAAGGCACAAGTTATCCACAGGTTACAGGCACAGGCCACAAGTTATCCACAGGGCTCAGGCACAAGCTGGGCCTCAAGCTCGTTCCAGGGCACAGGGCGGGTGGGCCCGCAAGCGCTCAAGCCGTCGGCCGCAAGCGCAAGGATCGCGGAGCCTGGAAAAAGTATCGGGAGTCTTTGATCGTGGGTGGTGGCTATGATCCAGGTGTTTGTCGGGTGCTTGATATGGAATGCAATTTGGTGTGGTGAGAAGGTTATTTTATTACCCTTAGTTACCTTTAATTCAACGGTAAAAAATCCAGAGTTTTCAGTATAGCCAACCAGATCAGGAAAGCCAAAACTGGCCCAAGACTCTACTCTTGTCCAGGTTATATTAGGTGTATTTTTCTTAACTTTTTGCCAAAGTTTTGATTCATTTTTCAGGGTAACTACTCCACTAAAATCATTAGCCTATATTTGTCGTATGCGGGTCCAATTAGTTTGTTTTCAACCAGTTTAATTTCTTTAATATTGAATTCTTTTTGCAACGGATTACGTCCTTCGGGCAAAATCATTTGTACTGTAGCTTCAGCGCCTTCTTCAGATTCAGTGAACCTTTGCAATACCTGCATCATTTTATTAACGGTGTATCTATGCACACTTATACTATAATTACTCATTTAAATGGAGGCCCCGCAAACCAACAGACTAAACTATATCTTGTGCCTACTCTTACTGGTCGTACTCTATGTTGTATGTGTGAGGGAAAAAAGATAGCGTCACCTGTTTTGGGTTTGATTTCTTTTTTAACTGCTACACCATCCTCTAGATGAACAGAATCAAATTCACCTCCTGAAAAGTCATCATTTAATAGGACGCTGGCTGATATTTTTCTAACTGTGTTAATACAACCAGGGTTTGATGTTTGTGTTAAACTTTTTAATTCACCAAAAGTAAAAGATCGTTTAGAAAAATTACATCCACTACCATCATAATGCCAAGAATAATGATCGTTGGGTTCGTACTTTGTGAATTGGTGGTGTTCGTGTGAAGTTATGTCATAAGACCAACCGGCACTGTGATTAGCGATTGTCATCATATCATTAAGTTTTTGTGAAATTGATGTGTTGTTAATCCAAGAAACTTGAGAAGATCTAACAGAGTTATCGTTGTCTGTTAAGCCACCACTACCATCGTCGTGAGTCGCTTTGTGTACTTGGTCTTTATATTCGTCAATAATATTTTTACAATCCTCTGCTGTGAAAACATTGTGTATAATAAAACAAGGTGAACCATTTTCTGGGTTTTGATAACGTGTTAACATCTTGTGCCTTGTCCTATTTTCTTTTTAAACATTCTACGTTTGTGTTTATTTTTAGGTCTTGTCCTAATTGAATTACCTATTGAAGTACGTTTCTTTGGACCAGGCTCGTGTGTTGTTGATTTATTCCACTGCTTTGCCATCGTCTAATACCTGGTAGTCTCCTTCTAATAATACTTTATTGTCTTCGTATATCTTTCTCATTTTAGTTTCTAGTTCTTCTAGTGATAAGTCTTCTAGTTTACCTGTACGTATAATTTTTTGTTCTATGTAAAGTCCTGCAGCTTTACCTCTCATATGTTCTGCATTAGCAGCTGCACTGTAAGCACCTTTTTGTAACGCGGCTTCTCTAATTTTAGCTAGTTCAGTAATGTGTCTTTCAAAAGACACTGCATATTTTTGTTGGTTTTCTTCTCGTAGTTCGCCAATATATTTAGCAACTAAAGGATATTTATTTGGATTAGTTAAGTTGGAAGCTTTGACTGCTGCACTGTTGTCTGCATAACCTGCTTCTTTAGCACATTCTGTTTGGGTCATACGACCTTCGTTTGATACAAGTAATTGACAGAATTTAATTTGTTGTTCGGTAAGTTTTTTTGGTAAACCCATAGGGTAAGTTATAGTATAGTTACCCTAAGTTAGCAAATGTTTTTCCACTGTATTGTTAAAATATCGTTCATTATCAATCTTTAACAATTTTATCGCAATGTTTAACGCCTGTTTGATCTGTTGTCATCATACATTGTTCTAACGTGCAGGTATATTGTACTTGATTGCCGGAGTTACGCTCAGCTAGGCGCTTAGCTGTGAGGCACGTGCTGATGTTATCCTGGTGATACCAACCTTCTATGTTTTTATTGCCGCCATCATAGACGTATAAACTAAGTATAATAACTGTTTCAATGATTCCCATTTTTTCTTTCCTCTAAATCTATAATACGATCTTCGTGAAATTGTATAATCATTTCGTTTTTTAATATCAATGGTACTTCCGATTCCATTTGTTCTTTAAGCTTTTCGGTAGCTTCAGCTAGGTACTCAACCAACATATAGAGCTCTTGGACCTGTGGACTGACCATATCGCCTTTGGGGACTCCGTCAATAAAAGCATTAGCAGCTTCTAGGTCTTTCTCCATAAGCTGTAGTTTTGTTTCTATATTATTAAGTCGCTCAATGACGCCAAACCCGAACCAAGCACCCACAAGACAAGCGCCAATAATAGTAATAAGGTTACGTGCCGGCATTGAGATTGCGGTGTTTTCATCGACATCTAATCTTTTCATTTAACATTTCCATCTTCTACGCGCCTGTCTAATTCTAGAATTAGGATCGTTTTTAGTTTTAGCAGAACTGTTTTTTAGTTGACCAGCAGATCTAGCACAATAAGATTTTCTTCTCTTTGCGTCTTTACTGCCTTTTTTTACTTTGCCAGTTACTGCTGTTTTTAGTTTACTTCCGGGGTTTGCTTTTCTATAGGCTTTTACACCTTTAGCTGTCATACCTGCGCCTGATTTAGTTTTGCGATAGTTCGCACCTTTGCCAGTAGTGGTCTTTGGTATTTGCCCCCGAGAAATAGCCATCAGCTACTCTTCTTTTTTTTCTTTTTCTTTGTAGGTTTTTTAGCAGTCTTAGCAGATTCTCTTAACGCTTTATCTGTAACAGTACCTTTGCCTTTTTTGCTTGTACCTTTTTTCTTAGCTTGGTTCATATAATAATACAAACCTTTTTTAACTGTTCTACCGTCTTTAGTTACGTGTGTGTCCTTAGCCATTACGCCTTACCTCCACGTTTCATTCTTTTTTTCATCATACCGCCACCCATAGCTTTAGCACGTTTTTTAGTAGGCTTCTTTTTCTTTTTAACTCTTTTTTTAACTGAGCCACCTTTAGCTTTCATTAATTTAAAGTCTTCGCCTGAAATTTTACCGTCTTTGTTTTTATCAAGTGATTTTTGACCGCCTGTTAAGCCGCCTTTATTCATTCTTTTTTTCATTCCTCGCATTGCGATATCTCCTATAAGATTTTCTTTTATTAACTGTGCCATCGTAATAGTCTAAGGGCCACTTATCATAGTATCCCTTTTTGCGCATCATATCACTGGCACGCTCTAACTTATCATAATTTTGAATTAACACCATCAAAAAATCATTCTCTGGTTCCCAGTTTGTTTCTAGAAATTCTACTGGCTCGTCTTCTTCTTCATCATATGGGTGAGAAGCCATTAAATATATATCTTGTGGTACGAATATAATATTATAACCATTTATAAGTATGCTTAATTCTTCTACTGTTATTTCTATATCACTACAGGCTACT